AAACCGCGTGCAATACCGCTCGCAATTCCAGTAACAGCACTTCTGCCTAAGTTGATACCTGCACCAGCTATACCGCCAAAACCCATACCGATAGCTGTGGTTGCGATGGTTGACTTAAGCATCTCATCAGAAAACATGGCTTCTTTCATGCCACCGACAAGGGATCCCCAAAATCCACCTGCACCGTTAGCCATAGCACCTGACAAAGCAATCTTTCGATTAAGCTCATCAATCTGTTTTTGCTGTTCGTCCGTGGCTTTCATGTCTGGGTTTTGCTGAACCTGACGATACAAATCTGAACGTTGTGCGTCGAGTTTCGCTAAATCCAGTGCGGCGCCAAAGTGATCACCAAACGAACGTGACGCATAAGACAAAGCATTCGTTTCGTCATGTTGCATTGCCATGAATACAGCGGGGTTGGCTTTGATAAAGCTGACAAGTTCCGGATGCGCTTTAAGATAATCTCTGCTCTTTTTCCATTTGGCAAGTTGCGTGTAACGCTGTGGATCTTGGTCAATTACAGAAGGAGGCAATCCCAAAGTAGCGGCAAGGTCAACCTTGTGCATTTGTCCTTCTGGTGATGTCTTACTGGAATAATTGGAATAGGCGTCAATAAAAGCGTGATCTTCTGATTGTTGTTTATATAAAGCCTGTTCGTAATTTGATAATGAATAAGGGCTGTCAGATTCTGTAGGAGCGTCACCTTCTGCAACTGGGGAACTTAGAAAGTTTTGATAACGTTCAAATCCAGCCTGAGTATCTAATGACGGAGTAGATTCTATTTTAGGTTGCTTTAAAGTGGGAATTGCTGAATATGCTTGATTAACTGCCGCCTGATAATCGTGTCCTTGTGAATTTTCAGAACTAGAATTATTGACGGCATTATTACCAGATTTAGAAACTAATTCGGGCATTGGTGAACCTCATACTATTATTAACAAGCTTTTTACTTGTCAATAATAGCATTAGTCACCGCCGTATTTTGATTCTGTAAATCCTTATATTTTGCTAATAACAAATCAGCAATATTATCTCTAAAGTCCATTCCAGTGCTTAAAGTATTACCGTTAATCATATCGCCAGTAATTTCAGGTGCATACTTTTCTACAAAATCATACGGCAACTGTATTTTTGTACCGTCTTGTTTCTTGTAAATAACAAAAGCATCAGGCACGGTCAATAATCTGCCTGTATCTTTATCACGCGGAACTAACTCGTTGGAATCCCAAAGCGTACCTTTATCAAGATATTGCGGGGTCTGTTCAAAGTAAGCCTGATTCAAACAGTCGATTAAATTGTCTTCTGTAAGATTGGTCTTTGGAATATTACGTGCCAACGAACCTACACGATTCTTTAAATCAACAGCGGCGTTTATATATTTGGTATAAGCAGGTGAACCTAGTTTTGGAATTTTACCGTCTTTAACTCCAGCCATTGATAAAGCATAATTAACCAGCTTATCATCAAACGGCGTTTTCTTTCCTGCGATTTTCTTGTAATAATAATCATCACAAGCCTGAGAATCTTCCGGGGTCATTCTGCGTTTCTGTTCATTTATTAGAGCACGTCCTTCGGCACTAGCAGGATCAGGAACTGATTTAGCCGCTTGTAATGCTTTTTTAGAAAGATTGGGATCTCTTAAAGAAATACGACTCTTTACATAATCCATCAAATGATATTCAGTCAATTTCTGTATTTCTTCGGTACTAAAAATATCATCGACGTTTTTAACCCTGCCTTCATAAATAGCTTGAGCGTTATTGTTTAATCTATCTTCGACTAGACTCTTTTTATATCTCAACGCATCACCGTCTTGTGTTGCCTTGAGTAAATCAGCACCTTCTTTTACGCCAGACGCTAAACGATTGTATTCTGTGTTTAAATCATCAACAGCCTTTGTATAATCATCAGGTTTCATCTGAGTTCTTTTATCTTCCAAGGCTTGTCTTCTTTTTGCATATTCAGCATTGATAGCCGCTAATACAACAGCAGGCTTACCTTGCATAGCCGCTTGTTTAGCCGCCAGTCTTTCTCGTTTGGCTTCCAATCGGTCAGCTAAGTCATGAATTTTGTTTTCATATTTTGCGACTGTGTCTGCGTCCATTTCAGATCTGAACTTCTTTAAATACCCTGATGCACTGCCGACGCTATCTTTGGCTAAGAACATATCCAAAGCACCTGAATGGAATGTGGTCATGGATTCAGTCATCAAATTTGTATACTGTTCTGAGTTCTTATCAATTCCATTCAGTTCAGCCAAATCATTAACTTCACCTGCAACGGAATTGTGATATTGCATGTAAACGCCTTTATCATCATTCCATGAGTTCACGGCGGTTTTGGCTGTGTTACCAAGGTTTGCGATACGAGCTTTACTTTCTGAAACATTCCAAGAAAACACACCTTCGGCATAATGCTGTTGAGCCTGATTGAGCATGGTCTGCAAACGTGCACCTGTGCTCTGGTCATACATGCGCTGAATGAACGGATCATCTACACCGTTCTTACCTTGCTGAAAATCCGCTTTTAAAGTTTCAACGGCACTCTTATAACCATCAACAGCCGCCTTTCCTTTCTTGTTGTAGTAGCCGTTATCAGGATCAAACAAAGTATTCTGTGCAGCCTGACTGAAACGGTTATCCATTTCCTTAGCGGTAGCCTGTGCTTGAACACGATAAATCGCATCTATTCCATCAGCAAACTTTTGCATGCCGTCAGTCAAACTTCCTTTTAATCTCCCATTAGGCATCAGATTTGAAGAGATGTTTGATACTGGAGTGCTTGGATTTAAAAAAGCGTTTCCACCCACAAAGTCAGGGGTAATTGTCGGAGTACGTAAAGCCTGTGCCATTATGATCTTCCTTTTGCATTGGTAGCTTGTTTAGGTAAGCCTTGAGACTGTCCTATCACATCAGAATACTTAGTCATGATGTTTCCCATTCCAGCAAGCATCGCATTACCAGCTTGCATGAACGGATTAGTCTTACCAAGTTTTGCACTCGATGCGGCAAGTAATGATTGTGTCCCTTGCTGTTGATAACTCATTGCCTGACGTTCTGCGGCTTGAGCCTTTGAAAGCGTGGACATGGACATACTCCACAAGTCTGATTCAGCGCTGAACTTCATGGAATCCAAGACGTTGCCTGATGAGCCGTAACCAATCTTGACGCCTGATGCGCCTTGTTTAGCTTTGGTATCAGCTATCTGTTGCGCCGCTTGAAGTCCGTACAATCCTGCTTCATACTCGCCCTGTTTTCGTATGGCAAGCGACTGGTTATACGCTGTCTTAGCATTGATATCTGCAATCGCCGCTTGATGTTTGTATGCGCTTATCTGGGCTTCTGTCTGAATATTTGCAACGCGTGCACTAAAGAATGAATCAATAACACCTGAGACGGTTGAGCCAATAGTCATCCATTGACCAATACCGGCTAAGTTACCTGATCCACCTATGGCGTTTCCTAATGATGTTAAGGGTTGATCATACCAAGCCATTACTTACCAACCTCGCAATCCAAAGTCATTGATACAATTTCAACAGGCAAGCAGTCAGTTTTCTTAACACATACTTGTCCGTTTTGATCCCATTTACCGTGTACGTTCATCGACTCTTCGGATACGATATCTTCGGCAACCTCATCAGTGTATATATCCTTGTAATCTCTCACTAAAGGACTTAACTGTTTTAAAGTCGGACCGACTGACAATCCACCTGAGTGTCTAAGTTGTAAGGTCACACGGGATATATTCTTTGCCCTGCCTTTTCCTGAGCCTGTACCGCCTAAAACAATGAACGGTAAAGATGCCATATCAGCGTCAATAGGTAATCCCACATGAACGTGTTTAGCAGGTTTTCTTAAAGTGATTTGTCCGTTCTTCACCGTGTAACCTGTTGAATATTCACCGTCTGCAAATACCGCGACCGATTGTCCCTCAAGGTGCGTAAGATTTGAAATCACTGAACTTGCAGTACTGAAATTACCTGACAATGAAGAATCCAAGCAAATCAAGTTATTAGGAACGTACTCTTCAATAACTCCCATGCGTTCAATGTAGCGAACTGTGGATCCGTTGATAGTACGTGCTACAACAACATAAATAGAATCTTCACCAGCATCACCGCCCTCTGGAATACTGGTTACAGCTTCAAATGCGCCGTTACGAGTGATCACCTGTGACCAAGCGCAAATAGACTGTTCAGGCATATAGGTTGCAACGTTTAAGTTACCTGATGACGATACTTCATTAATACGCGGGAACGGAGCTTTGGAATAAGCCATATCCACCACACGATAACCGTCAAACAGATGTGTAGCTCTTAACGCGATATCGTTGGTTAAGTAACCGTAAACATCTCTTGAGTAACCTATCTCTCGTAAATGTCCACCGCGTGCTGTTGCAAAGATAGCTTGGTTAGTCGCGATGATAGGCTGAACATTGGTACTCCCAAAGTAGCTCTGAGGCTTAACTGAAATGTTAGATGGTGTAATAGCACCGCCTGATGCACTGCTTACCATCCATTCAGCTGATGCCGTAAACATCAAAAGGTTCTGCAATGAAACAATGTGTAAGATACGGTTAGCATCTCGTGTCATTGCTTGCACCTTGATACGATCATCATTCTCAAGCGGCAAGTGATAGCTTAATTCGTTATCAGTACCTGATGCGGTAGCCCAAATGGTCAAAGGTTGATTCTCGGTACCTGCAAGCCAACGACGCTGTTCAAATTCACCATTTGCACCGGGATAGTTTGCGTACACCGTCTGAGTAGTTACGCTTAATGTCGCACCTGATCCTTTTGGAGTTGTGATTGAAACCGTGGGATTTTGATAGTTGGATCCGCCATCAACAACGTTTACTCCAGTGATGTGTCCATTCGATACCGATGCTATAGCTTCTGCACCGCTACCGCCTGAAATGTTCACAATCACACATCTGGATTTAAGCCATGAAATTATTGTACTAACGGTGACTCCAGCACCACGCATCGCCGTTGCTATGTCGGAATCCGTGACATTCTTAAACGAGTTGTAAGCATTGTTTACCGTCACAAAATTAAAAGTAGTTTCCTGCTCATCAACTGTAACTGTGATTGATGTCTTACCATCATCTAGCACGCTTACAACTTCCGTATCGTCTGATGTATCCCAAAGCTCAAGCATTACGGAATAATCGCCGGAGCTAATCTTTTCAAGCATGTTCACTGACATGCCTTCACTTGCGCTTAATCCACGAGGAACTACAGAAACGTAATATCTCCCGTTCGTGGTCTTAACCCAGCAATGCCTAAGTTCAGTTGCTTCAATCAGCATGCTTTGTACAGTTGTGACCGTTACGGTATTAACCACGCTCAACTTAAAGCAAATACTGGAATAATCTGGAATTTCAGTTTCGTTGGCATCCAGTACAAACAAGAAAGGATGTAACGGCGGTATGTACATGCTTGACGCTTTCAAACTGACAAGCTGCATATTCGGATAACCTGAACCGCCATTAGTCACATTGATACTTCTGATAATGGCTCCAGATGCCGCGGCGTTTAGGGAATTGTCATATCTCGGAGGGGTCTCGGTAGTCTTAGCGGCGATGTTCTCGTCTTTGATTGATAACGTGTCAGTTGCGCCAATGTAACCGTACACACCGCCAATTAATCGATATACACGATAGTGGTCGGCACCTGATACAGCATCCCAAGAAATGGTGTTGTATGCACCGCTTAACGTGTAATTGCCTGCAATAGATACCGTGTTAGATCTAACTGACTCATGACCATCAGCATCAATTGCGGTTACTACATACGAAGAATTAATCTTGCCTTTGTATTTATCTTCTGTGTCACTGGGATAAGTTGCTGACGCTTTTATTCCAGTAGGAGCCGCTATCTTTGCTCCAAACGTTAAAGTCTCAAAGCGCCAATCATACATTCCGTAACGCTTTAATTGCGTCGGAACATGATTAATATGCGTGATAGTGACAATATCCGCTGACTGTTCATAGTGTAAATCGAACAGCTCGTCTTCTTTAAATGGTGATGCTACCTCATAAACACTTCCGTTCGCATTGAGCAAAACAGATCCGTCAACGATTACTCGCATGTAATAATCGCCAAATTCCAAGATCATGGTTTGTTCAGAAGAAAATACGAACGGAATTAAACGGACTTTCTTATTTGGATACTTGCAAGCGGTGACATACTCAAACCCCGGACGGGATCTAAGTCCACCTTGAGGGCGCACTAGGAAATTTTTAGCACGGCTTACACCGTAGCCATACTGACTATCATCGGGTCGACCGTACATGGTAGGACTTAATTCGCCTGCCATAAATCCATGCTGTGCTACTCGTGTCATACGTATCTTGCTCGTTCAAATTCAGATTCGTGGCGGTTGATCGTGGTACACGCCTGTTGTCCGTCTCGTGCCGCCGCTTCCATTGCGTACTGTTCTGCCGCTTTAAACATTTGAGTTGCCACCGTAACTCCAGTAGTACTCTTGATTAAAACTCCAGCCAGTTCGCCTGCAAGTTGCCACACGATGGCGTTTTCTACTAACGCCGGAATACGCTTTACAGTTTCAGGTAATTTCTGATATTCAGCCCAAGCATTAGGCGTGTTAGTCAGGATCACCATGTTGCCCTCTGCCGTATTCTCAACTTCATATTTATCTGGGTTCGGCTCTTTGAAATATTCACCGCGATACACACACTTCAAATACGCACAATCAGCGGGATACTGATAAATCTTTGTATAAGGTGGGTGCGGATACGTGAAGACTTCGGCAAGCTTGTCCCTTACTCGCATAAATGTGAAGTCGTAACTCTGCAATATCTTGTCCCTTGCTACCGGGTAGAATTGCGCACAAAGCGCTTCCTCATATATTTCACTATCTGCGGAAACGCTTTTGAGATTGGCATCTTGCCCTATTCTTCCTAGAGCAAGATTGCACAACGTGAGTATGGAACTCACAACTAGCCACCTACACCCGGGGTATCAGATGACGAAGAGCTTGAAGTAGTCTTTTCGGACGTAGCAGATCCAACGTCAGGTGCAGCCGTACGATCCCAGCTTTCCATGACATCCAAGAACTTCCAAGGCTTCATCTCGGTGATCTGGTCAGTGATGAGCAATGAATAGGTATCAGCTTCATCAGCAACCTTTTCACCCACCAACATAGGACGACGGACGGTAATTCCAGATGCGGGGGTAAGTTCTTCTGCGTGACCTAAGTCAGCCAAAGTTCCGTTGCCGTCTGGAGTACCGCCAACTACGAACTTACCGATGAGATACTGTTTAGCCAAAGCACTAGGCAATACCGGTAAAGGCAAAGCATAAACAGCACCACGCACCAAACCTTTCTTATCGATTACGCCAGATGAGATCATCTCAACATAATCAGTATTAGGAGTGGCACTATCGGCAGTCAGCAACTTAAGCTGCAAGTCCTTAGAACCTGCACCGTGACAAATTAAGACTGCGTAAAACGGACGCATAGGGAATGAGTTAGCTACTCCCATATCAAGCACTTTAGGTGCAAGCCCGGTAGTAGTAACGTTCGCATGATCCGCCATATAAAGCTTGTTATCAGTGATCATCTTTCACCTCACTTAACCAAGGTTTCATCAATGCGGAGTGCATCAACGCGGCGCATAGGAATACCTGAGAATGAGCCAAATCCAGATGCCTGTTTACCCGGAGCCGCAAACTGATTGCTTGCTTCCTGGAATGACAGAACATTGCCAGAGAACATCAAGCCCTGTTTCTGCAAGGAGCTATAGATATAGCGGTTCATGTAGAAAGCGGGACGACCTGCGCTCAAGGACGGTACGGTGTTCATAGCGTCAATCATCAAACGCATAATATTGGTCTGAGCATTAGGAGCCTGAGTGCCAGTACCCTGTCTTAAATCCTTTACGCTGATGTTGGCAATACGCACGATGTAACGAGGATCAAGAACAGCCAAACCTAACTTCCATGAGAACTTGGTGCGCTGAACTTCCAAAGAGAGAGTCTCGTTATCCTCACCAATCTGCTGAATGGTAGAAACACCCAAGTCTTTCTTTTCTAATCCCAAAGCAGTGCCCTGCGGATAGAGAGTGCAAACGGTAGTATCTGACCACACAACCAAGTAAATCGAGGTCAACTGTTCAGTAGACTTAGAACCCTGACCACCACCAGCATCGATGATCTGATCTTCAAACTGTCCAACCTTGCGGCTGTAACGAGTAGCAAGACCATTGAATGAGCCGGCATCATCAGCTACAGATGCGTAAAGCAACATAGTAGCCATGTCCTTGTTAAACTTATTCAAGAACTGCTTATCACGCTTCATCAAGAAGTCAGCTTTGTTCTTAGCCATCTTGAGCAAGTCCACGTCAATCTGAGCACGACCTTCAAACATGGCACAAGACTCTTCTGCTGATCCCATCTGGAAGTCTGAATCAGGGGTACCTAAATTGAATTTCTTGATATAGAACTTAGGCTCTTTCAGCACGGTTGAGAAAATGTGCTTCATGCCTGAGTTACATTCCTGCGGCACGGCGTCGAGTAAGATCTCATTAGTCTGTGCCAAAGTGTCTACCAACGGCAAGACCTCATTGTTTGGACCATAGCCACGAGCGAGATCTAAGTAAGTCGGCAGAGAATTGTCATACAACTGCATTGTTATTTCTCCACATTACAGTACATGATTGTCGTTGTACTTTTCGTACATTGCCTTTAGCGGGTTTTCTCTGAGTGCCTTTGATGCCTGTGAATTGCCGCCTATCAACTCACGAGGAGAATCGTTTGAAATAGCTTCACCGACTTTACGCATTCCACGTATAAAGTCAGGATTGTTAAACAAGCCCATCTGTTGCATGAGCTCTTGAGCCTTTGGAGAGAAGAAACTAGAAAGCGCTTTGTTTGCATAACGCTGTGTAGTTGCCAAATTGCGACCGCCTATTTCAGGATCGTTTCTCGACTGTTCAGCCCATTGTTCATAAGTCTTAGTAGTCTGCTCGGTAATATAGTCACCAATGGCATTTACTACCGTTTGTCCCTGTGACTGTGAAAAACCAAGTTCACGACATAAAGAACCAAAGCCAACTTGAGCTTCTGGATCCAAAGTCATATCCTTATAAGAAAAATCTGAATACTGTTCAGGAACATTAGTATTAGGCTTTTCCTGTGCCTGTTCCTTCTGACCTATGATCCCATCAGATGCTGTATTGTCCTGCGGTGCCTGATTAGCTCCCTGTGGAGCTTCCTGCGGAGTCGCATTTTGTGCATCATTGGTTTGATCTCCAGTAGGTAAATTTACATTGGCAAAGCCGCCGACGGTTGCACCGTTTGCAACAGTCGTAGTATCCGGAGTCTGTGCAGATGCTGCACTCGGAGCTTCCGCATTATTCAATATAGAATCCATGATTAGTCCTCAAGTTTCGTTTCAGGTTCTTTGTGATCCGTGTTTTCTTTGACCATACGCAAATACAATTCAGGACATATTTCCTGCAACTGAGCAAAGATTAAGGTGCCTATATATTTGCGTCCTTCATTGAAAGCAGTCGCATGCGTCTGTTCACCTGCGTATGCCAACTGGAATATCTGAGCGTTATCCAATAACTCCCAAACAAACTTTCTTCCTTCAACGCTTTTCATAACCTCTTTGAGGTTGTCATCGTCAAAGATAAATCCAGTTGCGTTGTTGTCAGCCATCATCAATACCCCATGTTCTGAGCCATAGATGCTGCACTTTGAGAGCCGCCGCCTATACCAAGCTCTTGTAATAAGTCTTCACCGGATCCCACGTTCTGCGCATTAGCAAAACGTTCTGATGCCTGTGCTGACTGATTCAAAGCCTGACCTGCGGCTTGCATCTGTTGCGCTTGCATTTGCTGTTCTTGCATCTGTTGACGCTGTTGCTGAATAGCTTGGACTTCCTCATCAGTTCTCATCACTTCGGCAGGTACTCCCATCTTGGCTGAATACACCGACAAGAACTTGGAGAAATTGATCCCATCAAGCACGGTAGGATCGATTTGTGCCATAGGCTGAATCACCGACAAAAGACGATCCATCTGCGTGATATCTGATGACTTCTGAGCCTGCGCCATCATGGATACAAATTGCATCTTGATAGGCAAGTCCTGTAAGCGTTCAGGCAACGGAGGTAAAGTGCCGTTGTTGGCTCGGATTTGATACGCAATCTTGATTAAAGGCTCGTGTATCTCGTCCTTCATACGTAACAACATCGGTCCAAGCATCATGAGTTTTTCTTCACGACGCTCTGAAACTTCTGTAGCAGTCATCTGACGCTCGGTGTCGTTCTGCAACATCAAGAACAAATCCACATAGGTGTCAGCTCGGATCTGCTTTTCTATCTTGTCCTCTGCCAGCATCAAACCTTGCATGTCCATTTGAGCATTGACCAAAGGCTTGATTGGATTGTTACCAGTGGCATCAACCACCGTGTAACCACCTGCAAAGTTGTTGATAGTGCGAGAGCGATAAGTAGGTGGACCTTGTAAAGGCGGATTCATGGACAAGTCAATGCCTTGCAGTTTGCGCTTTTCCATGACCTGCAATTGCTTAACACTGGGTAAGATAGTCATTCCAACACCAGTGCCATATATATCGCCAGCGTTTAACTTCCAGCGAGGGCATAAAGCAGGGAAATAATCAAATCCAGATTCAAGCAAGTATTCGTCCTTGCCTGCGTTTTCCTCAAAGTACCAAGAGCCCCAAGGCTTATTCTTAGCGTCTTTCTTTGTGGAATCGAAATTCTTACGCGGTTCGATAGCGTGGATCACCGTAACCCAGTCGTCCAGCTTACGGTTGTTATATAAATAACGTGTACCTTCGGTGACGTTATCTATTCCAAAACGTGATACCAGCTGACCTACAGTCATGCGGATCTCACGGTAAAGCGTATCTACCACACCGCGTCCGTCTGTTGAAATAGCATACTGTCCTGCGGTCAACGGATATAAACGCAAACCGTCTTCGTCATCTTCAAAGACCAAACATGCACCTGTACCATAGGTTGCTGTTTCTTCGTATAACGTTTGGAGGGCTAAGTAGGTATTTGATTTATTGAAGTCGTCAAGTATTAAATCGCGTACCTGAGTAGCCCAAAGACGTGCTTCCACATCAGCAGTCATATCAACACCGTCAAGCATGAAGTTAAACCACGGACGGGACGGTGAAGATGCACCTGCAAGCAGACCTGAACCTAGGGATCCCATGCAAGTGGTAGCCATCTGATTTACGATGCGATTGGAATTTTTAGGCTTGTTCTGAGTGGTCTCAATAAACGAACCAGTATCAGGACTGATATAACGTGAAATCTCTTGCCAACGTGCCATCCATGGCTGACGCTCGGATTTGAGATCAATCCAGCGGTTGTACAAGTTTGATTTTAATTCTCTGTTATACAGCATCATTTATTAGCGTTTTCCTAAAAGGGACTGCTTACCTAAGAACAAATTGCCCGGATTCTTTCCAATCAAAATAGAAGAACTACCAACACTATTAGGACTATCGCCCCTTTCGTACTGATCACTTCCAGTTGACTGCGATGTCTGATATAGCGGCGTGGTATCAGCTGTATTGCTCCCGCCACTGTCGTAATAAACAACCTGCGGCTGTTGCTGTCCAAGAACATCGTTTACAAGATGCCCCGGTCCTCTGATAAGTTCGCCGCCGACCTTTTCAACGGTTTTACCAACAGAACCGCCAATAAGACTGCCAACAGCACCAATACCAGTAGTAACACCGCCTACAATCTTTTTGACTGTTTTAGAACCACCTGAACCGCCGCCAGAACCACCAGACATAGTTCACCTCAAATATTGCTACTATTGTTGTAACGCTCGTAACCTGTACGTCCGTTATTAAACGAATCAGTACTGTTTAATTTTTTATCCTGAATGGTGTAGCCTTTATTAAGACCGCTCAAGATATTGGAATAACCAGAAGAACCGCCAGTATCAAAATCTTCTACATTCGGAGCTTGCTGATTAGCGGCGTTATATTGCATCTCTTGCTGTTTAGCTTGATCTTCTGCCTGAGCTAATTGCTGAGCTTGCATTTCTTTCTGTGCGTTTAATTGACGCTTGGCATTATTAGTTTGTTGCACGCCATTAAATAAGCTCACGGCGGCTAAAGCAGCTGTTGCTATTGCAGTACCAATCATTCGTGAAACCTCTTAATATACGTGCACCCACCTTTTAAATACTCTTTACGGTTTTTAAAACACTGTTCCATTGGAGTATCAGGATGCGGCTCCCACCAAAATTCTTCTGCGCCTTTATATCTTGCCAACCGTTCAACCTCTTTAATAACTCGTCCACCTGCGAACCCACGATATTTAGGAACTAGGTAAATGTTATCAAGCGTTGCGAATATCAGTTGACCATAAAAATGTTTTAAAACAAAGAACGCTACAAAACCAATTATATTATTTCCTGAATAAATTTCAAAATAATTATATTGATTATTCGGCAATAATAAGTCATAACCAGTAAAATCTAATTCCAGATTAGGATCTACTTCATCTCGAAGCGCACAAGCAAATTCATAATTCTTTGGATTTAAGTCTTCACGTTTATAAATTTGCTTGAATAACAATGACATATTACACCTTAATAAATGTTTTTTGGTAACAACATTCTATTTTTTTATACCCGTGCTTTTCTCTAAAACATTTTTCTAATGCACTTCCAGTATGAGCACTCCAAGTAAAATCTGTTGCACCTTGGTCTTTTGCTATTTTCTCTACAGCTTTTATTACTCTGCCACCTCTTAATCCACGGTATTCAGGTAATAAATACAGATGATATAAGCCTGCACGCTTATATACAGAGAAGACATCTCTAGTAATATTAAATGCGACAAATCCAATTTGCTTTGTACACTGTTTATCGTCGTAGATTTCTAGCCACCAAAAATCGTTACTACCAAACACATAATCAAAGCCGCTAAAATCTAATACCCAATTTGGGTCTACTTCTTTAATCAATGCTTCAATTAAGTCGTAGTTAGTCTCGTTTAGCTCTGTTTTATTAAAAATACGTTTAAAATAAATCATACTGCTAACCTTTCACACTCTTCTTCATAATGCGCTAACGGATCGTAGTCAGTATTGTTTTGTTTATACGCACCCGTCTTTGATGAGAATCCAACAGGCTCTGCTAGACTTAAACAAAGCGCATCGGCTAAATCTGGAGAATGACCTAAGCGCTTTTTAATATCTTCTTTTGATTCCAGCACCATGCGACCTGCGGGATCGTATTTGTACGTTGGGTATGTAAGTTCGTCACAGGTAGCACTATCTTCAATCCAACCGCCACTGCGTATCCATTCCTTAACGTGATGCCACATTTCAGCACGACGGTTTTTATAGAGCTTGTCGTTAATCGCCCTGCTGCCAAATGGAACTTCAATAACTTGCATAAATCCCAACTGGTGCAGACGATCAATAACGCCGCCGCCCTGTCCGCCGTCGATGAATACATACTCACACTCTTCAACATTAATAAAGTTTGCAATGCGTGATGCCGTCGCCATGTTGTCATAACCTTTGAGCACGATAGGTTTATAAGCATGCAAGCCACGACGAGGATAGAGAACGGTAGAGTCGGATCCGAAACGGGCAACGTCGACTCCCAGAATAAGCGGATAATCCAACATCTCACGGTCGCTGTAATTGCGTTTAAGTGATTCGTTGGTTTCAATCGCGGATATCAACTGGTCATCAGCTTCCACGTCAAAGTTACACAGGAACTCTTTCTCAAATGCTTGCGGTGACATTGAGTTGCGGGCGTCTTCAATATCCTGCGGTTCTATGGCGTCAGTCTGATAGACTGTATACTTCTTACCCTGCCAGTCAGCCTTTTTGGGATCCTGCGAACGAACCCACAATTCATAGAAAAGGTTGTGACCGTTTGGCGTTCCAATGAACATACCCCAGCCCTGACGACCTTTATCAATCAAGGTAGGATAGATAATCTGCTCCCATGTCTCACGTTTGATGTTGGCAACCTCATCGACCACAACGCCGTCGAAATGAATACCACGAATTGCTTCTGCGTTTTCAGCACCAAACAACTGGAGCATCGGCTTGTGCGGATTGACCAAAAGCGTGATGGTATGCGCCTGCTCATTGACCGAGATCATCTTGTTTGCTGATAACGGACGAATGAGAGTCTTAAGACGATTCCAAACGTTACGTACGGACTGCGACAACTGCGGTGATACATAAGCATAGAGAGCGTCGTCTTTCGTGGTGTTCACCCAGCAGTCAATCAGCTTAAGCAGCGCAAGCTCTGTTTTACCTGCACGACGATGTAACACTAGAACAGTGAAACGGGACTTTAAATCCGTGCATTCCTTCTGCCATTGGCGCAAAGGCTTGCCCATGTGTAGGTTTGTTTTATGAACTTGCGGCGCTTGATTCATTTAGCGGTCTCCTGTAACGACGTGGAGATCACGAACTCATTAGACACGGCACTTTGAGTATGAGTTGTTTTTACTCCCACAGAAAGCTTGTGATTGCCATAAAGCTCACGGTCGAGCTTGGACATTTCATTTTCAATAGATTTAATCTTGGATAATTCCACCATGACGTACATCTTAGGAACAGGCGCATCGGCATCGTGGGTTATTTCCTCAAGATGCTTGTAAATAGCGTCTCGTTTCTCTGAGAGCGTCTGAGCACGTATTCTTCTGATGATCGCAAGATATGACGTGAGAGTAGGAGAACTCATAACGCGATACATGAATTTCACGAAAGGTAACTCAAGATTTTTTGCAACCGTCTTCAAAGTCACGTCATAGTCGTTTCCATACGCTTCCATAGCTTTCATAATTTCACCGTCGTTGTATTTGGCGGTAAATCCAGAAACTGGCATGTCAGTGTATTCAAGCGACAAGTCAGGTACATCAAGTTCCATATCAATCGGGACATTAGCCTTATCCATAGGCGCAATGTCCATGATCTGAAACTTCTTCTGCTTCCTAGCTGAAAAAGGTGAGTGTTCTCCGTGGATAATTTCAGGAACACTAATTGTTGAATCTCTTAGGTTCGCTGCCATGGTTTACTTCTTCTTTGGTTTTCTCATACACGTCAATAAGCGTGTTTAATTGAATTGCTATTTCGTCTCGTTCAGTTGCGAGAACGGCGGCTGATTCAAGACATTTATCAAGCGCTCTTTCCCGTCCACTGTCGCTTTCTGCTTTAATTCCGCATTTAATTCCGGCATTACTGGACACTGTCTCATCATTACCTGCGGCGGTAGTGTTTGAGCGCACCCGGTCACGCATAGCAACGAGAGAACGATTAAGGGAATCCAAAATTGCTTTTTGCTTGTTACGCTCATCAGCCAGTTGTTTATCAGCATCATCTTGTAACCTCTGTGCCGTTCGTGATTGTTCTTGAGCCTGCTCGTTTGCTTTGCTCAATTCCTGTTGTAGCTTGTAATAAGCCTGATGCTGTCTGTCCGTTTCCGCATGCACGCCGTCTGAATAACCAGCGTGATATATGGCTACCATCATCATCAACAATCCCAAGCCAATGCCTAGGATTGAATAAAATCTAGTCATGATTTTTTCCTCTTACGTAGCTCATAAAAAACAGTAAGCACGAGATTTAACGCACCGTAACTGATATAAATCCACGGCTCAGGGAATACGACGAGTAATAAAAAGAAAATCGCTACTTCCCAAAATAAAGCCAGTAAAGCAACGTTTGACGGAAATTCCATAATCATCTGCCCTTATTTAACCAATACATCAACATATCTTTTAAATCAGGCAAAAGATGTGATACAAAATTGCGTAAGGTTAAAAATCCAAGAGTTCCGAATACAAACGCACATGTCCAACATTCCCACATGGATAAGCCATGCTCAAAATACGCAATGCCAGTAACAGGAACGGAGAATATTCCCATCACTATCGCATCTACTATTTTTGAAAATATCTGCGGCGGCTTTTTCGTTAAGACACTTCTTCCTAACGACGCTATAAAAGCCATTGCAAAAGCTACTTCCAAAATGAGTGCTTCATTTGCGTTGACTACTTCATTAAACATATTCGCTTAAATTCCGTGTAATTTATTTAAAAGCTCAAATACACGCTTCCCCTTTCGTATAAAAGCTCACTGGTATTTAAGCGATGGTTAATATTAAGTATAGCCAATTAGACGCGAAATTAAATATATTCCACGAAATTCCAGATAAAAAAAAGCCACCCCGAAGAGTGACCAACATTAGGACTTAGATAATAACTACAGAAAAGAGAAAAGATATGAAACGCAAGCATCTTCAAGAGGTTATAAGTAGCACTCATAGCATTTGGCGACCCAGCATAAACACTAAAAGCGCTACTTATAATCCCTTGATCCACGGACTTTAATTTTGTTTTCTAACTACCGTCCACAAAATTAAATTAAACGCTGTCTTCCGTGACGTTTAAAAGTCCGCTTGAGTTAATTCCAGTTTCGATAATCACGGTAATTTCAACTGGAGATCCGTACCTTTGAAATTACGCGAAACTAGAATCAACTCAAGCAAACCTTTGCACTGAGTTCCAAACCTACAAACCCAGTGCATCGGCGGCTTAAAGCAAGTAACTTTTGTCTGAGCATATTTCACTGAGAGGGATGGAAATAGCAGGGCTTATACAAAAGCTACATGGTTAATTATATTTATCCAGTCATTTTGTTTCAATGAGATTATTCAAAGTACTTTTATTTGAAATGTAAAGAAATTAAATAATCCCAGTTACACGCAATTAAACCCCGCCAATGTAAAGATAGCAAAATGCGGAAAGACATAATCCACCATAAGGGACTAATAAAAAACAAGCCCAGTTCAACCAAGGCATAAACTTTACATACTTATCATCGCCATAGTGATATGTAGCTAAATACCATGCAGTTAATATGACTCCACCTGTAAGTAAAATTGCGAACGCCCAAAGAAACGTAAAATCCGTACGATGGAAAAAAGCACCATAATATGCACATTCTGATGCGTAAATTAAGAAATAAGCTACCAAGAAATAAATCAGTGTTGTAAAGAACCCCAATACAGAAATAGCAGATGACTTCCAACCTGTAATGTTCTTAATCATAGGTTTGATTAAATAGAAAAAAGCCCCTAGCTCAAACAAGAATAGTAAGAAAGTGTAAATCATAGATCTCCTCCACTGCTAAAGCGTACAAACATTTTAAAATCCAGCTGCCAAGCAAAGCATGCTTTCTACTCTGAAAACGTGGAGTCCCACACAAATCCAAAACAAAAAGTAGGAATCCTACCCTAGAAAAACGGAATCCTAGAAATCCCAAAAAAGCATGCTTTCTAAAAATCCAAAATCACAAGAAAGGGATCCTACAGGGAAAACAAGGAATCCTAAAAAAATGAGCGGGGTACGTGGATGAGTATTTTAGATGCGCCGACAGCCATCTCTTTCCGATGCTTGGGGGTGCCGGTGGTCGGGGTCGAAATTCCAGCGTCGGAATCCTACTTTTTTTAACTTTTGGCACGCTTTATGCTTGCACCCAAAAAGCCCCTTTCGATTTTTCAATGTGGCACGATACTTGCATGAAACTATTGGCACGATTATTACTTACACCCATTTCATATTTTGGCACGCTTGTTGCATGTAAAAGTTGGCACGCCCTATGCTTTCGTACACCCCAAACCGCCACAAACCGCATGGGAAAGCCATCCGCGCATAATTTAACATAATGCAGATTATGCGAAGTTGGTGGGATTTTCTCTTTAATTCCAATGAGTTAAGCTAATTCCTGCGTCCGGTTGCGTGTAATTTCGATTATTTCACCCACATTCACGCTTTGATTAAAACACCCCAAACGCCACCATTTTTAAATTAAGCTCCAAAAAATCCAAAGGCGGCATCAATTCCAAAGGCTAAGGGCGGCTAAGGATACGGATAAAGATTAGATGCTATCTGTCTAGTATTTTAGATTTATTGTCTAGCATAATAGATTTTTGGGTGTTTTTGGGGCTCAAATGTCACGCTTAGAGCTTAAGCGAGAAAAAAAGCCTTATAAATCAATGACTTGACAGGCTTGACAAAATTCCACCTATTTTAAAATATATAAAAACGTATCACGTGAACGATATCTCACTTAAAACAACCTTTTTTAAATTTTCTAAAATTTTTGCCAACTTGCCACCATTTGGATTATTTAAGTGGATTATCAATAGTTTAAGGCTTGACAATTGGATTTCACGCATTGCCACCAAATTGCCACCATGCCAG